AGGCCTTCCAAAAAATGAAAGGCCTTCTATTAATCATTATACTTTCCAATCATATACAATTGCTCGACATGCAACTTTCCAAAAAGTGCAAAAAGATTCCATGTCTTTAAACCATTCCTCGAATACTACTTTTTCATTAATGTCTCTTTTTACAAAATAGAAATCACCAATTAATTCATTATCTATATCATGTGTTGTTCCATTTGGTAAATATAATGTATAAGAATATTTATGATTATTTTTATTATTTGGTAATTCCTCACCAAACATAAATGAATCACACAAATCATTTCCATAAGAAACATTTTCCCACTTCCTTTGGTAATGGTCTTTTTTATTTCCCCCTAATTTATAATTTGTTTCATGGTATTCATTTACTTCGTGCAATTGTTCAATTGCGTTTAAGTTAGATAATAAAACACTATTTGTTTCATGATGGTATAATGCTTGAACACCTTCAAATTTTGAAAGTGTATTTTCTATGATGTTTTTATGTATTTTTTCCATGCTTTTTATATTGGTAAATTTTCCTTAAAAAATCAATAAAAAAAATCATTTATTTTCCCCCTAAAATCCCCCCATAAAAAGGCCTTAATATGTGGCCTCTTTAATATATTGTTTTTTACGAAAAAATTAACAAATCTCATAAAAAAAATCCAAATAGGCCAAAAACTGGCCATGTATATTTATGTTCACTATTTTTTTGTACACTAGTGAACAAATGTATACTATTATTTAATGTTAATGAGACTCAATCTCAATAAGAGGGGGGTGGGGGTCAACAACCGGAATTTGTATCAGTACGAAGACCCATATAGTGGCCATTAAAAAAAATTAGCTTTCAAGGGGTTTTTATGTTGACACCTATACTATTGAGACACAATCTCAACAATATGCCAAAGGACAAAGATAAGTCTAAGTTAAACGCTGCTATTGAAGATGCGATACAAGAGATATCGAAGGACAAAGAGTTACTAAAGGTTAAGAGTCTATCGAGGCACAAACCAGAGAAGGTTGCTAAGATATTGTACTTGTATAGTATTGGCAAAAGCCAAACTCATATAGTCAAGAAGTACAACATAGATAGGCATACTGTAATACAAGTGTTGGTGGACTACGCTGACCATTTGGGCAAGTTGCGAGATGTAGCTGGCAAATTGGCGGCTAGGAACTATATGCAGCTAAGTTCATTGGAGGAGGACTTAATAGGCAAAGTTCGTGAGCGGCTAGAGAATGACCCGGAACTAGAGGTTAGCTTCAAGGACTTGAAGGAGTTGAGCATAGCCAAGAGTAATGCTTATAGGGAAACAATGACGGCTAGGGGTGAGGCTACCTCTATATCGGAAGAGCGGCAAATTGTAACACAACAAGATTACGAAGATACTTTGAAAGCTGCACAAGAGCGATTAAAGAAACTAAAAGACGATAGTATAGATATAGATGTCCAAGATAGGTAAAGAATACGATGACTTGTTTGACAATGTAAAGGGCAACCTAGGTGAGCACTTTGCGAACTATATGTTTATAGTTATGGATGACAAAGGTAATTTGTTTTATGACTATAGTAATCATAGGGTAGGTAGGATGTTAATACACGAGACTCATGAGGATATGACAATGAATGCTTTTGGGGATTTAGATATACTATGGCAAGATGAGGAAGAGGGAGATGAAATAGATGGAACTGAAGTTTAGCAAACATCCATTTTTGGAATCACCTAGTGATGAGGAGATAGTTCTTCTTGGTAAGAATGACCCATCGTTGTTAAAGGTATTATACGAAAATCACGAGGGTAGAATCAAGGCTTCTGAGGAAGACCCTGTTAGGTATGGTTTTGATTTAAATGGTTGGGAGCGAATGAGAACAAGTCTCAATAGCTACAATGAGTGTTTGGTACTTGGTGGAAATCGTAGTGGTAAGACTACTGGGTGTGCAAAGATGGTAATGCAATCCGTCATGGACAATAACAATGGTCATATAGTATGCTTTTCTCAGAACGCTGATACTAGTGTAAAAATTCAACAAGCTGCAATTTGGGAAATGATGCCCAAGGAGTTTAAGAGAAAGACAAAGAGCATAGATGGGTATATTAATTTTTCTATGCAAAATGGGTTTACTGGTAGTAGCTTTATTTTCCCTGATACTAAGACTAGGGTAGATTTCAAGACATATACTCAATATAGTAATAACCAAACTATTTTAGAGGGTTTTGAATTTGGGTTCAAGGATTACGATGGTATAAACCTAGGTGCATGGTTGGATGAGTACCTTGGTGATGCTTCATTGGTAAACACTCTTAGGTTTAGATTAGCTACTAGAAATGCTAAGATGGTTATAGGATTTACACCTATTGATGGTTATACACCATTTATTAGTGATTATTTAAAGGGTTCAGAAACTAAACAAACCAGAGGTGCTGAACTCCTTGGCAATAGGGAAGTACCTATAGAACAATATAGCCCTGATAGAGATGCCGGAATTGTGTACTTACATTCTGACGAAAACCCATTTGGTGGTTATGATAGAATAGCAAAAGATTTGCGAGGCCGCCCGGAGGACGAAATACTAGTTCGTGCTTATGGTGTCCCTGTAAAATCAATGACATCATTACTACCATTATTTAACACCGAAGTAAATGTACTATCTGAAAAAGAAAACCGATATAAAATGCGATTTCCANATATTTCTGACAAAAGGAAATACAGCTGTTATCAAGTGGTTGACCCCGCAGGAGCAAGAAACTATGTATCAATTTGGGCTGCAGTTAATGATGAAGGTGAGGTCTATATCAGAAAAGAATTTCCTGACCGTAGTACATATGGCGAATGGGCTGTCTTTGGAGAACCAAAGTGGCGATTTGGGCCAGCCTCCAAAAAAATAGGTTATAATGTAGAAGGCTATGTAGAGCTCTTCAAGGAAATAGAGCAAGACTTGGGGATAGAGGTTATTGAGCGTATAGGTGACTCTAGATATTTTGCGAGAGAAAACGAAAACAATGATGACTTGTTTACATCATTCTACGACCATGGTATGCACTTTGTTCCTAGTGATGGTAGGCAAGAAGAGGTGGGTATAAGTGCACTAGACGAATGGTTTAGTTACAACCCAAATGTAGATATAGATGAGGCCAATAGGCCACTATGTTATATACATGAAGATTGTGGAAATCTCATAGATAGTTTAATTAACTATAGTTCTAATGGAAAAAACGATGAACCGCTAAAGGATTTCTTCGATGTAATTAGATATTTACGAATGTCTAATTCCGGGGAAGGCCCAGACCATTTAAATGGTCGCAATCTATTAACAACTAACAATACAAAGGGAGGCTACTAATGCCAAAGAAGAAACTTAAAAATATTACAACAGAATACGGCATACCTTTCGAGGAAGGCCTTGAACTTGTTTTCAACAATTTAGAAGAAGACATGGTAACTGGGAAGGGTGGAAACACTTGGATTAATGAAGATGGCCAAAGGGTGCTCGAAGAGCTTATACCAATGCCTGTTATTTATAGGGGTAAGGTGGTTTCATTACCTCCGAATCCAGCATTCTTAACTGTGTACATCAAGGAAATCACTCAAAAAATACAAGCTAGAATACCTATGCGAGAAAAGCAATCCAAGTTTGCACATAAGATAGTTTATGTTGAATCCCACACAGAAGGCAACAAAGTTAAGTACAAATGGATTCCTACACCTAAAAGAGGTTGATAGATATGATATTATAACTAAATATATATGGATAACGAAAAAACCTCAAAAGCTCTTACTTATGTTAGCAAAGAGCCAAGTGTTACAACTCTAAGAACTGCGTTCGACCAAACTACAACTGAATTAGAGAGTTACTTTGATTTATGTAGAAATAGTTACGATGACAGACGAAATTGGTGGGCGGGTAAAACTCGTGACCACAGGAAGCATGGAGCTAATGCTTTCCCATGGGAAGGAGCTGCCGATATGGAGGCTCATACTATTGATGAGCGTATAACAAGATTAGTTTCTTTGTTTATGTCATCATTAAATAGAGCTAATGTAAAAGCATTCCCAGTTGAGGTTAATGATTTGCCTAGGGCAACAATGGTTTCTGATTTCTTAAAATGGATGTCAACATCAGGTTATATTCCTAGATTCAAGAAAGAGATGGAACTAGGTGCTAACTATTTATTAGAAAGAGGTATTTTAGTTACATATGTTGGTTGGCAAAGAGAAGATAGAAGTTATCTACAAAAACTCAACCTAGAGCAAATAGCTCAAATGTCACAAGAGGTGGCAGAGGCTATTGTTAATGGTGATAACGATGATGAGTTAGCTGTACTCTTGGAATCTACATTTCCGGGAGTTATTAACAAAAGAGCTAAGAAAGCAATCAAGGCATTACGAAAAGGAGGCGAAGCAGAATTACCTATAGTTCGTAGGCAAGTAGATGCCCCTGATGTTAAGACACTAGCACCAGATGGTGATTTCTTGTTTCCTAGTTATGTTACTGACCCACAAAGAGCACCATATTGTTTTTGGCGAACATTCTATACACCACAAGAGTTACAAAACAAAGTAGTAACCGATGGTTGGGATGAGGACTTTGTTGATTATGTTATTGAGCACTATCGTGGTGTTAATGTAGATTCAATTGAAAGAGATGCTACAAATAGAAGAAGTCACTTTGATTACGATGTTACGAACACAGCCGATGAGTTGGTTGAAATAGTCTATGGATACCAAAGATTAATCGATAGAGCCGATGGTGCAGAAGGTATCTATTGTACAGTATTCCATAGAGAATTTGATGGCAATGAGATTGCCCAAGGGTATGCTAAGTTTGAGTTACTTAATGGATACGAAGATTATCCTGTAGTAGTTACAAAGTTATCTGAAGATAGTAAGCGTTTGTATGATACACAAACAATACCTGATGTTCTTAGAGGTATACAAAACCAAGTAAAAGTAGAGCGTGATTCTAGAATAGATAGAAACTCACTAGCTACATTGCCTCCTATCATGCAC